TCCGCTGCACCTTCCGCTATTAAAGCCGCTTCTATTGGCGCTGGGAAACTTACAATGGAGCCTCGCCCGTAGCGAATGAGGCTCACCGTTTTATCTGTCAAGAATTTAATCATATCAATCCCTTATTCCTTTTGTGCCTATGCAATATGTGCCATGGCCGGTTTCTCGGCCGCGGCCCGCGCACCGACATTAATCTGCTCTTCCTGAATGTTCCAGTCACGTGCTTTCAATTCGAGCGTCGCCGACTTATCAGTCAACTGCATCTGTAACCGCTCAATTTGCTGCTGCAACTGCACCAACTGGTACTGATCTTCGCCGCCTTGCTATCCCTGAAGATTCATGGCCTCGGCTTCAGTTTTCTTAACTTCTGCCGCTTTTTGAGCCATCTCCAATTGAATCATCTGCTGTTGAATAGGCTGCTGTTGCTATGCCAGTTCCTGTTCGGGAGTGGACAAGCTCACATTGCCCACCTTGCGCAGCTGATCCGCCAGCTCATGCCGGTTAGGCACGTCGGATAATTCCAGCATGGCCGGATAGAGAACCGCCTGGTATGCTGGCGGCGCAGCCTGTACCATTTGAGAGAGCGCTTGCAGCTGCTGCGCCCTGAAGCTCGGCGTGGCGGGTATATCTTCCAGCACGACCCTGACCTGAGCAGTCTCGATATCGTTCTCGATCACCGGGCCGGAATCCGTCATGACCTCGCGGTTGAAATACACCATCTTCTGTTTGCTGCTTTGCTTCACTGCCACCGTTGCCTGCTTGCCCAGCATGTCGTGCTTGATGAATGCCAGAAGCTGCTGCCCGACCAGTCGCCGCGCATGGCGGAAATTATCGTTGGGCTCCGCCAGCACGGTAGAGCCCTGTTCCACCAGGCTGTTGATGGCGACGCCACTGGTGGCTTGCGTCGATGCGCCGAGCATTGCCCGGTATACGCCGCTCACCGCTTCAATCCTGTGTTTGCGTTCTTCTACCAGTTGAAACACTTGCGCAGCCAGCGCATGCTCGCGTGTCACCCTGAATCCGCCGGCATTTCTGCGCTGGGCATTCAACACGGTCATCGACCGCAGGCTGCTGATATTGTGTGCAACCTCCTGGTAGGTGTTCTGGCTGAGATCAAGCGCATCGTTATCCACCTCGACTTTTACCGAATTCAGGACCTCATACAGCAGAATATCCAGATCGAGAATCTGATCCTGCGGGCCGCGCATATCGCGTATCAATCCATATGGGGTCCGGCTGCGGTCCTTGCGGAAACACCAGAACGGAACATATGGAAAATCGCGGTGCGGCAGCGGGCTTGGCACATCCATCAATTTATGCGGCCCCAGCCAGATCGCCACGCGCATTCTGGGAAGCAGGGCTTTCTGAACCTGAACCAAGCCCCTGCTTACCGCAGCCTGGTGATACAGATTGTCTTCACGGTATTCGATGGATTTGCCATCCGGCAATGCAAGCACATAGGAATCCTCAAGATGCCGGTACCACAACTCGGATAAACGCACCATTCCCGAGCTCCGGTTTAGGTAATCTTCCTGACCATGTCCCCATGCCTGCTCGATTTCGTAAGCGCGGGCCATGCGTGTATCGGAGCCTTCGTACACATCCAGATTGTTCCATCCGCTCCAGCTGTTGCCGATAAGCTCTGCCTGGTCCGGGAACATCCTCGCGGCCTGCGCACGGTCAACCCATTTATCGCGCCGCAAATAACGCGCGTCGGACAGATCGGGCTCCTTCGACGTCCAGTCCCACCAGATTTCGTTGCGATGGATCTCCCGCACCCGGTACGGATACTTGAGCGGATCGAATTCGCGCGAGACCTCGACCCATCCAACCCCAGCCCGGATCATGCTGGAGTAGGCGTCGGACATGGCCCTGTCCGCCCTGGACTCCGTTTCAACCTCTTTGATTCTTGCTGATAACCCCTCGGCGATCTCGGCTTGCTGCTCATCGTCGGACGTTATTTTGTAATCCGTGCGGCTGCGTGCCTCAATCCCCAGCACGGCATTTATAGTCGGCTTGATCAGATTCGAGTCCTGGGGGGGAATGCCAGCCTCCTTTAGCCGCTGGATCACCTCTACACTGGTCTGAGCGCCGTCGTAATAGTCGCAATCCGTATCCGAATCAAACCGCCATTTCGGCTGGTTGCGCAGTTCCCGGCTGATCCTGTCGTATGCCTCAACGGAGATATCTGCGGTGATGGGGGAATCGATCATGCGCGCCAGCCTTTCATGCTGATACCACGCGCACTGCCAGCGGGTTTGTCGTCTTCGGTAGACACGGCAAAATATCTGAATGCGTCGGCTGCATGGCTATGGTGATCATGCAGCGGCCTGCCGCTGAGCTGCTTTGTGCCGGGATCGACGTCGAACCGGTAATGCCGCAAGCTTTGCAATCCTTCGGCGCATTTGGTCTCATCGAAATAGCACCGGTTGAATATCGTTCTGGCGGCGTTAATCCCGTCAGAAATGGACAGATTCGGCACTATCCTCACTTTGCGCCCGGCCGCAAGCATGATTTCCTCTACGCTTCGGCCGGTGGCCAAGGTTTTGGCCCTGGCATCATGGGGCAGCCAATCCGTGCCATACAAATATCCTTTATCCTGTAGCACGGTGATGTAATGTTGTATTGGCATCTGGTTGTTGCTGTAATAATCGATTAATCGGAGTTCGCCGCCGACAGTCTGCGCAAACCATATACTGGTGTTGTCTGCCCATCCCAGGTCGAAAAAGGTATGCACCGGTTTCGCGGCGTCATAAGGTACGCTTCGTATGCGGCTCTCTTCCTGTGCCAGTCTCAACTCCCTGGCGTAAACCGCGCCGTCCAGCGTCACGCGGCAATGACCTTCCCAGATATTCTGGTAAGCATCGGGATCCCTGGCTTTCAAGTCGTCCTTTTCCCGCAGTAACGTTTCCGGGAACCACGGATTGTCATCCCAGTTGATCTTCACCACTACTGCACCCGCTGGCGGATTGATCACAAAGCGCTGGTGAGTTTCGTCGGTTTCCAGCTCCGGATTGTATGTAACCCAAATTTCCGAGCCGCCCTTGCGGATAGTCGGAATAAGCGTATCCCAGCTTGACTTGCTTACCGTCTGTGCTTCTTCCACCCAGGCCCGGTCAATGGCCTCGAACGACTTTATTTTGGTAACGTTATTGCGCAGCCCGGCAAATAAAAACGCGGAGCCATTCCTTCCGAGAATGACGTTGTTCTGCACTTCGTAAAACGATTCCAGGCCGATTGCAGCAATCTGGGATTGCAACAAGTGATGCACCGACTCGGCAATCGAATTCTGGAACTCACGCGCGCACAGAATGCGTAATGGAGTTGCTGCGGCCTGTTTAAGTAATGCCCTGGCAACACCCCATGATTTCGCGCCACCACGGCCACCGTATAAAATCTTGTATCTTGCCGCGTCGAACAGGAACCGGAGTTTTTCAGGAAATTCCGCCCTGTGCACAGTCATGCCGCTATCGAATATTCAGGAATCAAGATGTTTTTGCCTACTTGCCGGCGGCAGCAGCGGAGACAGTGATAAAGGTCACCTCGACCCTGTGTACGACTGGCTTGCCCATATCGCCGCCATCCTGCATGGCCGACAATTTGTCGCCGTATTTTTTTGGCGCCAGTCTTGATGCATACCACTTGCGCGCATCAATGCGCAGTTGGGAGCGGGCGATTACCTCGCGATCTATTACCTCTTTTCCCTTCTCGTCGGTATAAGTGTCTCTTGACCCATCGTCGGAAATTTCGATAATTTCTTCAGCATAAGCGTCAACGCAAAGCTCCTTGGCACGCAGGTATTGCTTCATGAGTTCTGCATCGCTCGCGAGCCAGTTCCATAACACCCTTTGGCTGATACCGGCTTCGACACACATTGCCCGCGCCGATTTGCCCAGCGAAATGCCGGCACAAATCGCCTCCAGCAACTCGGGGGTCTTTATTGTCGGGGCTCCCCTTTTTTTGCCTGGTGATGCTGTGTTTGCCCGCCTCCCCGCTATCTTCGCAGACGATTCACGCTCACTCATGATTCAGGTTCAATTCTTTCAGCGGCATGCTGTTGCATCCCTTCACCGCTGCAAGCAATTTAATCTCGCATGCCCATCGTTCCTCTATCTCGGCACGTAGCGCACGGTTGATCGTCAAGGCATCATCCTTTGGGGATATGCGGTCAACCGCATAGGCTGATTTGCACTCTGCGGGGGTTTCCACACGGCATAAGACGGCGACCGGTTTCTCGATCATTTGTGTCTGAATAACGGGTTTCCCGGCGCAACCCGCCAATGCAATCATAAATGGCGCCAGCGCCAGGCTGATACGGTACGTCATAGATATCGGCATGTGAGAGTCAATATGAATAAACTGGGGGTGAAACGATAAAATTCATGTGCAACGAGTAACGCCGCAGAACGCTAATTCTGGCGACGGCTCCGTACATACTTTACTTGCTCCGTGCTGATCACTTCGCATTGCTTCTCAGGCGTCACTGGCGGAAGAGACCGTATTTTTTTAGCGTTGCTGG